ATAAATACCATGTTGGCCATTGAATCCGCGTTGATTACTGCGACTCAGTTTGTCTGCAAGCCCATGAATGCCATGTCCGCGACATTCGACGACGACACCGATATCCGAGGGATCATGCAGGATTTCTCGATCTGGGGGCCGAGGTAATGTATTGCGGAGCGGGGAAAACAGGTCTAGAATTGGATTGTATTATCTAACGTCCGGCCGGACATTAAAGGAGAATTACTGTGGCATACGCATTTCCCGAGGGGTCACGTTTTCAATTTTCTACCACTTTTGCAACTGCAAAAACCATTTCTGCGATGACAAACGCGAACCCGACGGTTTGCACATCGACGGCTCACGGTTACGCTGACAATGATGAGCTTCTCCTGACTTCTGGTTGGGAAGATGCGACTGACACAGTGTGGCGTGCTGACCAACTGACTGCTGACACTTTCAGTCTGGTTGGTCTGGATACCACAAACACTTCTTTTTACGCTGCTGGCGGCGGTGCTAACTCGACGGTTCAGCGCATTTCTGGCTGGACAGACATCCCGCAGGTTCTGTCGATTGCGACTTCCGGTGGTGATGCTCGGTTTACGACCATCAGCCCTCTGGCGAAGCGCAATGCGATCAACGTGCCGACCGGATTCAACCCCACCACGATTACCCTGACTCTGGGTCACGATCCTTCGTTGGCTGCTTATGCGACCATGCTTGGTATCTCCCGCGCACTGTCCAAGGTGGCCTTCAAGATGGTGATTTCTGGTGGCGGCACTACCTATGGTTTCGGTTACATGAGCGTGTCTGAGGCTCCGTCTTTGAACGTGAATCAGGCCAATACCGTACAGGCCGCGATCACGCTGCTCGGACGCTCGATCTCGTATGCAACCTGATCGGATCTGATCTGTTTCAAGCCCGGTCAATTGGCCGGGTTTTTCTTTGCCTAAAGGAGAAGTAATGAAAGTCAAACTTGGAATGCGGCCTAAGAATTTCAAGCGTACCGTGAAGTTTCCGATGCTGGACGGGACGGAAGGTGTGATCGAGGTTGTGTTCAAGTACCGGACTCGGACTGAGTTCGGGAAGTTCATTGACGACATGATGAATGCCGCGAATGAGCAGGCTGACGGTCAGACGGCTGAGGATCAGCGGGTATCTCTTGGTCGGGCGCTGGAAAAGACCAAGGAAGCGAATGCGGACTACATTCTCCAGATTGCCGAGGGTTGGAATCTGGAGGAGTCATTCGACCGGGATAATCTTGCTCAACTGTGCGACGAGATCCCCGGGGCTGCGATGGCGATTATGGACGTTTACCGTGCGGCGATTGTCGAGGGCCGGATGGGAAACTGAGGCGAGCTGCGGAGGCGTTGTATCAGAAGCAGGACGACCCTGCGGCTCAAAATCCGTTTATTGCTGCGATTATTGATGTTCAAAACAAAAATGACGTAGAGGTGTGGCCGGAGAACTGGCCGGTATTTGAAATCTTCGCCGGAGTTGGTACGCAATGGCGAATAGGTATGGCAGGGCCGACTGGATTGGACTACAATGCCATATACCCTTTGCTCGACAGGGTTTTTGATTGTCGGGATGATTGGGATGATGCGTTTTTGTGCATCCGCGTTATGGAATCTGCTGCGCTTGAGGTGCTGAATGGCCGGTGATGACAAAAGAAAGGCCCAGTTAGAGATTGGCGTTAATGCTGATCCGGCTGTCAATGGTCTAAGGCAAGTCGGCGATGAAGCCCTGAAAATGGGGCAGCAGGTCGAAAAAGGTGCTAATCAAGCATCGAAGGGGATGGACAAACTCCCCGAGCAGAGCAAAAAGGGCGCGGAGGGATTTGATCGGGCAACCAAGAGCCTGATCAATTCGATTCAGAGAACGACTGCTGCGATGGATGCTGGCGGTCGGTCAAGTGCAGATTATTTCCGGTTGTTGGCGCAACAGAGAGGGGTTAGCACTGCTGCGCTTGATCCGTACCTAAAGCAGCTTGAAGAGGTCAACCGGCGTCAGTTGCAGGTAAATGGTGCGATTGCTGGCGCGTCTCGGTCGCTGGACAGCACGGCAAATTCTGCCAAACAATTGAACTTCGCGCTCCGGCAGGTTCCGGCGCAGTTTACGGACATTGTCACATCGCTACAGGGTGGACAACCTGCCTTGCAAGTTCTGCTCCAGCAGGGTGGTCAGTTGAAAGACCTGTTCGGCGGTGTTGGCGCTGCGGCGCAGGCTTTGGGTCGGTACATGCTGACCTTGGTGACTCCGCTGAATACCGTTCTTGCTGGTCTGGGTGTTTTGGCATTCGGATTCGTCAAGGGGTCTCAGGAGGCGCAGGAGTTCCAGAAAACGCTTGTTTTGACCGGCAACGCGGTCGGATTGACATCTGATCGGCTGGTCGATATATCGAGGTCTCTGGACAATTTCGGGACAACTCAGGCAAAAGGCGCGGAGGCGCTGAATCGCTTTGCCCAGACCGGGTTGATTGCGGCATCGAACCTTGAGCGGTTTGCTTTGGCGGCGATCAAGTTTGAGCAGGTTGGTGGGCCTGCTGTCGAGGAGACCGCGAAGGCTTTTGAGGAACTGGGCAAGAAACCGCTTGAAGCTGCGATCAGGCTGAACGAGACAACGAACTTTTTAACCAAGTCGGTTTACGAGCAGATCAAGGCCTTGACTGAGCAGGGTCGGGTTACCGAGGCGGCGACCGTTGCTCAGAATGCCTATGCTGACGCGGTGGAAAAGCGAACTCCTGAACTGGTGGCAAGGCTTGGTCTGCTTGAGCGAGTCTGGGTCGGGATCAAGAACGCCACAAAGGAGGCCGGTGACGCGATTTTGGCGGTTGGCCGCCCAGAAACTGTTTTTGATCGTCTCGCGGAATTGCGTAAGCAGCTTGAAGATGCCCAGTCTGGTGATTCTGGGCTGAGGATAAGAAATGCTCGTCGATCTCAGTTGTTTGGTACTGAGATTCCTAACACTGAGAATCTGAACGAGCAGATTCGGCTTTTGCAGAAGGCTATCTCTGCCGAAGAGGATCGAGCTGCTGCGGTTGCAAGGTCTGCGAAGGAAGTGAAAGACAAGATTCAGGCCGACAAGGAATACGAGAAGATTCTGAAAGAGGCCGAGAGTTGGATTAAGAAATTCTCGGATGCTCATACCCAGGCTCGGGGCGCGGTTGATGGTCTGACCAAGACTCAGGAAACTTTGATCGAGTTCCTGATGTCGGATGCGTACAAGAAGATGGCCGAGCCGATGCGTCAGAAGGCGCTTGCTGCCGCCTATGCTGCCATCGAGATTGAGAAGCAGGTGATCGCCGAGAAGGAGTTGCAGAAGGCCAATGCCGAGGCAACGAAGGCTGAGTTTGAGCGCACCGCTGCCTATGAAAAGGCTGCTGAGACCGCAATCAAGAACCTTGATCGCATACGGACTGAAAACGAGGCCTATGCTTTGTCGATTGAGCGCAATGTCTCTCTGGCCGAGGCGATTGAGCTTGTGACGGTTGCAAGGTTGAGAGAGCAGCAGGTTTCATTGGGTCGTGAGGGCGACCGGGATGTTGAGATCCTAGCGATCCAGCGGGAGATTGACGCGAGGCTTGCGGCTGTCAGCGAGTTGCGTCAGAAGAAGATCCGTGAGGATATTGAAAAGTCTGCGAAGGCGGCAGAAGAAGCATGGAAGAGGGCGGCGCAGAAGATCGAGGATTCGATTGTCGATGCGCTGATGCGTGGTTTCGAGCGTGGTGACGGGATCATTGAGAACCTGAAGCGCACGATTGAGAACACGTTCAAGACTCTGGTATTGAGGCCGATCATCCAAGCCGTTGTGTCCCCGTTCACGAGTTCCTTGATGGGCGGCGGTGCTGGTGGCATCTCCAACATTCTTTCTTCTGCAAGCGGGATTCAGAGCATTTACAGTGCGGTGACAGGTGGTCTTGGATCGTCGGTCGGAACCGCGATTGCAAATGCCGGAAGTCTATTTGGATCGCAGGCTCTTCAAGCGTTTGGGCTTGGGATGCGCGGGTCGGTTCTCGGGCCGGGGATGATGGGGCCGACGACCGCTGGTGCTTCTGGTGTTATGGGCGCTGGTGCTACTTTTGCCCAGGCTCTGCCTTATGTGGCTGCTGCGTATGTTGCCTACTCTGCGCTTGCAAGGCCCGGAGAGACTCGGGCTGGCGGTCAGTACGGGTTCAATTTTGGCGATGGATTGATCAATCAGCGGCGTGGAACCGTTGTAGGCAATGCGGCTCTTGGGGTCAACTTTCTTGAAGGCCCGAGCGGTGGGGCGACGAATGATCAGGCTGTCAGGGACGCGATTACAGCGACCGTAGGAACTATCAATTCGATCTTGGCTGGTGTTGGCAGTCGGGCTTCGCTGACGGGCTTTCAGGCCGGTTTAGAGACATCCAGCAAGGGTCGGGGTGGTGTCTTTGCCGGCGGTAGGCTTTCGACCGGGGCGTTGTTCGGTGAGTCTGGTCAGGGTGACAACTACGCTGGGACGCTTTTTGAGTCATTCAGTACCCAGAGTCCTGATGCGGCGACCGCTCTGAAGAACTTCTCCATCGACCTGAAGCAGGCGACGATTCAGGCATTGCAGGCGGCAACGGATATCCCGCAGTCGATTGCGGACAAGATCCGAGACGTTGACGCCGAGGCATTGTCCGAGCAGGCTGCGAATGCGCTTGTCGAGCAGATCGCGGCGATTGTGGACTCGGTGTCTGGGCTGAAAGCTGCTCTTGCTGGACTGCCTTTTGAGGATGTCAAGAATCTCAGTTTCGATGCGTCAGTGAGTTTGATCGAGTTTGCGGGTGGTCTGGACAAACTGACAGGGAACCTTGCAACCTATTACGACAACTTCTTCACGGCGGCTGAGAAACAGGCTTCGTTACAAGACCAGATTGGGAATGCGTTTGACAGCCTGAATCTTGCTCTCCCGGAGACTCGCCAGCAATTCCGCGATCTGGTCGAGGCGCAGGACTTGTCTACCGAGGCAGGTCGGAAGAACTACGCTGCGCTGCTTTCGCTGTCTGGTGCGTTTGCTACGCTGACGCAGGGTGCGGATGAACTGGCGCAGGCTTCTCGTAGGACTGCTGAACAGATCGCAAGTGAGCGCACTGGACTTGAAAACAGGTTGCTTCAGATCGTCGGCAACACCCAAGAACTCAGGGCGCGTGAACTTGCAACGATTGATGAGAGCAATAGGGCGCTGCAAGAAAGGATCTGGCTGATCGAGGATCAGATCGAGGCCGATCAGAGGGCGATTCAGTCTGCCGAGGCTGCATTGTCTGGCGCAAAGACGGCGACCGACGCGGCATTCAGCGTGTTGCAGGCGTCTGTCAATGCTCAGAAGCAGGCTGTTCAGGCTTCGATTGATGCGGCCAGAGAGCAGATTGACGCTGCGAACGGACTGATATCCCTGCTTCGTTCTGCAACCCGTGATCTGCGCGGCCAGGACATCTCTGCTGCCGGTTCTGCAAGATCGTTCCTCACGCAGTCGATTGAGTCCGCGAGGACGACTGGATATCTCCCGGATCAGGCTGATCTTTCATCCGCGATTGAAACGATCCGTCGAGATATTGACACGACGAATTACGCTACTGCTTTCGAGGCGCGGCGTGATCGTCTCTTGCTTACGAATCAGTTTGAGGAGTTGGCAAAACTCGCAGAAGACCAGATGACCGAGGCCGAAAAGCAGTTGAAGGCTTCCGAGGATCAGTTAAAGGCGCTTGATGAAGTTGTCAAGAATGCCCAAGATCAGTTGAATGCACTGCGAGGAATCGACACAAGCGTTAAGTCTGTCGAGCAGGCAATTGCTACGCTTTCTGCATCTATTGAGGCCGAGCGAACCGCAAACGCTCAGTTGATTTCTGCTCAACTTGCTGCGCAGGCTAATGCTGTCACAAGGGCGGCAACTGTCGGTTCTGTTGTCGCAAGTCAGTCTGCGTCTGATAATGGCAATATTCGTGTCACTGCAACGAATGTGGCTGACCTTTACCGTCAAGTTCTTGGACGAGAACCGGAAGCGGCTGGCTATCAAAATTGGGTTGAGGCATTTGGTAGTTATGTTGATCAACGCGAGCGTGAACTTTTCCTTGAGGCGGCGAAGACTGAACTTGCGGTTACTGGTCAACTCGGAAAGGTGTTTACATTTGCCAATGGTGGTATGCATACCGGTGGACTGCGGATTGTCGGTGAGCGTGGCCCAGAACTTGAGGCGACTGGCCCCGCGATGTATTGGGATGCGAATAAAACTTCGCGTATGCTTGCCGGAGGGAACATGTCCGAGGAAATCAGGGGACTGAGAGAAGAGGTTGCAATGCTGAGATACGAGACTCGGGCGACCGCGGTAAACACTGCCAAGACATCGAAGGTGCTTGAGCGCGTGACGCGTGATGGTGAATCTCTACTTGTGACGAACGCCTGATCATGCAAGTTATTCGACCCATCCCGTTCGTAACCTCGATGCTGATCAGCAGCAATGCGACTGAGCTTTATCCTACATGGGCGGCTGGAACGACTTACGCCAAGGATGCTTTCGTTGACTATCAGACGCACATTTATCAGTCTCTGGTCAACAACAATACAGGCAACATCCCGTCAACAAGCCCGACGCAGTGGGTGCTTGTTGGGCCGGACAACACTCACGCGATGTTCGACTCTGAGGTGCAGACCCAGACGACAAGGACAACTCCGCTGAATATTACGGTAGCGCCCGGGCAGGTGTTCAACTCGCTTGCCGTGATGAATGTGGACGCCGAGGATTTGACGATCAGTATCCGGGATGGAGCTGGTGGGCCGATTGTTTACACCCGGACGATTGACCTTGACGATACACCGATTCTTGATTGGTACATGTACTTTTTCGAGCCGTATGATTTTCGGGCGGATGTGATTCTGACTGATCTTCCTCCGTATCCGAACGGGCGCATTGAGTTGAGCGTTTCCAAGACTACAGGAACGGTCAGGGTGGGCTTGCTGACGTTTGGTAATGTCTACACCATAGGCAGGGTGTTGCAGGGCGCTCCCGTGGGCATTCGTGACTACTCGGTAAAGGAAACCGACGAATTCGGAAACACGACATTTGTTCAAAGGGCGTTTTCCAAGCGGATGGAGCCGTCAGTGTTTATGGATAATTCACGCTTGAATTTCATCTTCAAACTGCTGTCAGAAATTCGTGCTACGCCTGTGGTCTGGATTGGGTCTACAGATTCCACCTACTCGCCTTTGGCCATGCTAGGATTCTACCGAGACTTTAACATTGACATTGCTTATGCGGACTATTCGCTAGTCCGACTTGAAATAGAGGGGCTTTCCTGATGCCTATTACCGCACTTCCGACACCTCCAAGCCGCGCTGATTCCGCTAACTTTGCGTCTCGTGCAGATGCGTTTCTTGCGGCCTTGCCGACATTCGCGACTGAGGCTAATGCGCTTGCCGTGGACGTCAACGATGATGCTGTTGCTGTGGCTGCTAGTGCTGCAAGTGCTGTAGCGGCTTCTGCTGCTGCTGTAGCGGCTTCTGGTGTCGTGGCATGGGTAAGCGGAACGACCTATTCTGTTGGTTTTGCGGTTTATTCTCCCGCCAATCTTTTGACATACCGCAGGAAGATTGCCGGGGCCGGGACGACCGATCCGAGTCTTGATACAACAAACTGGACTCTTGTTGTTGGGACTGGCGATGTTACCCAGACCGGAAACCAGACGCTTCAAAACAAAATTGTGGTTGAGAAAGTTTTCACGATCACCGATGCTGCCGCGTTTGAACTCAACCCCGAGAATGGTGGCATACAGCTGATCACGCTTGGCGCGAACAGAACTCCGAAGGCGACGACATTTGCCGCGGGTGGGTCTGTAGTGCTGATGGTTGATGATGGGTCAACTTTTTCATTGACATGGAGCGACACTACTTTTGGGCCGTCTGGGGTTGTTTGGGAAACCGACAACGGCTCTCCTCCTACGCTTGCGACAACCGGGTATACGGTGATTGTGCTTTGGAAAGTTGCAAGCCAGGTTTATGGCGCTCGTGTGGGGAATGCGTGATGCTGGCCAGAGCTTTGCTTGCCTCCAAATCAACACAACCTGCATACATCGAGGATGTTTTCTCGACTTGGCTCTACACCGGCAATGGTTCTACTCAGACGATCAACAACGGGATTGATCTGGCAACCAAGGGTGGGTTGACTATATTCAAGGGCCGCTCTGGTGCTACTGATTGGGCTGTTTATGACACAACTCGTGGTGCTACCTTTGACTTGGCAACTAACACCACAGCAGCACAAACCACACAATCTACCGGCCTGACAGCATTCAATGCCAACGGGTTCAGCATCGGTGCACTTGCCAAGATCAACACCAACGCTGCTACATACGCCTCATGGACTTTCGCCAAGCAAGCCAAGTTCTTTGATATTCAAACATTCACCACCAACGCTTCTGGGGGCGCAACTGTTTCCCACGCACTAGGATCAACACCTGGATGTGTAATTATAAAATCAACTGGAACTACTCAGAACTGGTTTGTATATCACCGAGGACTGACAATACCAAACGACTACATGATCAACCTGAACACCACTGCTGCAGAGCAAAACCAAGGCGCAGCGGTGTGGTCAGCAAGTTCATCTGCATTTACTATCAACAACGGAACGCTATCAAATAGCACTGCCTATGTTGCTTATTTCTTCGCCCACAACGCCGGAGGCTTTGGCCTGACTGGTACGGACAATGTGATTTCGTGTGGGTCTTATACAGGAACTGGAGCAAGCGGGAACGCCATAAATCTTGGGTATGAGCCGCAGTGGTTACTCGTTAAAAGAGCAACAGGTAGTGCTGAACCGTGGTTGCTTTCTGACACTATGCGCGAATTGTCTATGACAACCTCACGCAGCCTACGGCCAAATTCCTCCGATGCGGAAGTTAATGACGGTATTTTTCAGCCTAGTTCCACTGGTTTTGTTGTCAATTTTGGCTCTGGAAATAGCAACGCTTCTGGAGAAACCTACATCTACATCGCCATCCGTCGCGGCCCAATGCGAGTGCCGACTAGTGGGACACAAGTATATAACGCGGAAACTTTAGGGCAAACATCTGGAGGAACTAGCCCCGGATTCAGGTCTGGATGGCCTGTTGATTTAATTCATGTATACGGAAGGTCTGGAGCAGGGGATCATAATTTTGCTGATAGGCTTCGTGGCGAAACTGTTTTCTATACAAATCTGACAAACGCTGAAACGAGTAACGCAACTTTTAAATGGGGGTACATGAACGGGGCGTATGACTCAGCATCAACTTCTACTAATCTTATAGGACATCTCTTCCGCCGCGCCCCCGGCTTCTTTGATGTGGTGTGCGATACAGGGACGGGATCAACGCACACAATTACTCATAATTTGGGGGCTGTGCCTGAGTTAATGATTCGTAAAAGCAGGTCGCAAGCAGCGACATCTTGGTATTGCTATGTTGCCAGTGAGGGCGCTTCACGTAGGGGGTTTTTGAACAACGACTCTGCTTGGGGTGGCCCAGACAATTCTATTTGGGGTGGGACAACTCCAACGAGCACTGTGTTCACTGTGGGGGCTGATGGAAATGTAAACAACAACACGTCTACTTACGTCACTTGCCTTTTTGCAACTTGCCCCGGCGTGTCTAAGGTCGGTTCTTACACCGGCACAGGTAGCACGCTGCAGGTCAACTGCGGGTTCGCGGCAGGTGCGCGATTCGTGCTCATTAAGGCCACAAGCACCACAGGCGACTGGTTGGTGTGGGATGTAGCGCGGGGGCTGGTTGCAGGCAACGACCCTTATCTGGCATTGAATTCAACCGCAGCAGAAGTCACTACGACAGATTGGGTTGACCCCCAAAGTGCAGGCTTTGAACTTAGCAATGCCAGCGGGAACCTTGCTAACACGAACGGTGTTAGTTATATCTTTTTTGCGGTGGCCTGAGCATGACAAGCGGCCTTTATCAAATAAAGAATACGATCAGCGGTGGCGTCTATATCGGACGCTCTGTTGATGTCGATAATCGCCTAACGCATCACCGCAACGAACTGCGGCGAGGTGTTCATCGCAACCGCCGCCTTCAAAACTCTTGGAACAAGTACGGCTTAGAAGCTTTCAAATTTCAATTGCTGTGGGAAAAAAGTCCTGACGAGTTGTATGAGCTGGAGGGATTTGTTTTAGAGTTTTTGTGGGGCGATGAGCGGCTATACAACCATTACAAACTTTCCTACGGTGGTTTTGAGCCGGGCAACAAAATTGGTTGTTTTCCTCGCTCGGAAGAAACGAGGGAGCGGATGCGTCAAGCATTTATTGGTCGCGTATTTTCTGACGAACATCGAAACAAAATCAGAGTCTTAAAAACAGGCCTAAAAGCTTCTGAGGCTACGCGGAAGAAAATGTCGCAAGCCAAGATTGGCAAACCACGGTCAGCAAGCTTTTCTGAAAAGATGAGTGTGAAAATGACCGGTGAGGCTAACCCGATGTTTGGGAAAATTAGTCCTATGCGTGGTATGAAGTTCCCGACAATTGCCTGCGAGCACTGCGGCAAAGAGTCTTCAAAAGGTAACTACCTGCGCTGGCACGGCGCAAATTGCAGGAGCAAAAATCATGAGTGAAATCCGCATCCGCACCACCGGCGAAGTCATGACCGAGCAGGAGTTCCGGCGACTGCACAACACAAGTTTCCCGGCGCAACTCACCGAAGACATTCTTGAAGAGTTTGATGCCGACCCTGTGCTAGAAGGTCCGCAAGCCTCGAACCTTGAGTTCTGGCAGTACAGCCAGCGCCAGGGCGTCGAGCAGATCAATGGCAAGTGGTTCACGAAGTATATTGCTGGACCTGTTTTTGTGGACAACGAAGAAGCAACGGCTGCCGAACAGCAAGCCGCCTACGTCGCGCAAAAGACCGCCGAGCGCAACGCTGCCTTGCAGCAGTCCATCGTGACCGCCACCCAGGCGCGCCTCGACGCCTTCGCCCGTACGCGCAACTACGACAGCATGCTCTCTGCCTGCACCTATGCCACCTCTACGGTCACGAAATTCCAGATCGAGGGTCAGTATTGCGTGGAGGCCAGAGACGCCACCTGGGCCGCGCTGTACGTCATGCTGGACGATATATTGTCTGGTGCAAGGCCTATGCCTAGCGGGTTTGCCGATATAGAATCCGAGTTGCCGGTATTGGCGTGGCCTAACTGACAGGTGAGACATGGATTGTCCAGAAAACCCGATGTGCCAAGAGGCAGCGGATCGAGCGGTAAAAAAAGTTTTTGCGATTCTTGGCGTGGATGTTGACAGGCCCGAATCTGTCGAGAACTTCCGCGAGGATTTGAGGTTCGGTAGGAAACTTCGCAAGGCTGCGGATCACGGTTTTCTTGCGTTGGTTGGGCTTATCGTGGTTGCAATGGGCGCAGCTCTCTGGGCCGGGATCGTATCCAAGATCAATGGTGGTCACTGATGCCGAAACGATTCTCGGATGAGGAGTTCATCACCGCGTTTCGATCTCTTGCCAGTCCGGTCGAAGTTGCCAAATATCTCGGGATGGCTGAACGAGCCGTATACAAGCGCCGAGCCAGTCTTGAAGCGAGGTTGGGCATATCGCTTGTTTCAAACCCATCGCCAGATTTTCAAGGCGGGAACAAGGTGATGAACCACAGGATAGAGAACGGAAATATCCTGATCGGGTCAGATGCTCACTACTGGCCCGGGATCATCACCGAGGCGCACAAGGCATTTGTCCGGATGGCGAAGAAGCTGAAACCGTCAGCGATAATTATGAACGGTGATGTGTTCGACGGCGCAAGGGTATCGAGGCATGATCCACTGTTCAAGTCACCGACCCCGACTGTAAAGCAGGAAATTGAGGCTTGCCGGGATCGACTGGACGAGATATCTGGGGCGTCGAAGAATTCCAAGTTGTTTTGGACTTACGGGAACCATGACACCCGAATCTATCGGTATGTGATGAATGGCGCACCTGAACTCGCAGACCTGACTGGGGCCGATCTGTTCTCGTACTTCCCAGGCTGGAATCACGGGATGCTGATCAACATCAACGATGCGGTCGTGGTGAAGCATCGGTGGCATAACGGCATTCACGCTGTTTACAATAACGCGCTGAAATCAGGCAAGACGATTGTCACCGGACACCTGCACCAACTGAAAATCACCCCGTGGAGCGATTACCTAGGTCGTCGGTATGGGGTGGACACAGGAACCCTTGCCGAGCCGTATGGGGCGCAATTTGACTACACCGAAGGGAATCCTGTGAACTGGTGTTCCGGGTTCGCTGTCCTGACATTCAAGGACGGAAAGATGCTGCCGCCCGAACTCTGCGAGGTAATCAACGGGAAAGCATACTTCAGGGGGGCCGAGGTGTGAAATACACCATCCGCGAGGTTCAGGTCTACGATTTGAGAGCAGTCGCGGACATCAAGCGGATGCACAAGGTTTGCTTTCCGTATGACTCCTCATTTGAACCCAAGATCGGTCATTGGTGGATTGCGTATCACGCCGGAGAGCCGGTGGGGTTTGCCGGCATGAAGTTGTCCTCAAGGTGGATCGACTGCGGTTACCTTTGGCGATCTGGGGTGCTTGCAGACCATCGGGGCCGTGGACTTCAGGTTCGATTCATCAAGGCGCGGGAGCGCAAGGCACGGCAGCTCGGGTGGAAGTATCTGATCACCGACACATCCGACAATCCGTCGAGCGCGAACAACCTGATCAAGTGTGGCTTTACAATCTATGACCCCTCGATTGAGTACGGATTCAGGCACACGGTTTACTGGAGAAAGGCGATCTAATGGGCGCATGGGCTTGGTACTTCATCTTTTCCGCAGCATTCTTGGTGCTGCTTTCATTCTGGCGGTGAATCATGCTTGAAACTTTACTCGGTGGTGTGTTCGGTGGGCTTCTGAGGCTGGCCCCGGAAGCATTCAAACTGTTCGACCGTGCGAACGAGCGAAAGCACGAACTTGCAATGCTGAACGCTGAGATGGAATTCGCCAAGGTTCGCGGCGAGATCGCCATGAGGCAGACTGAGGCGCAGATGACAATGGCCGAAATGGATGCAATGGCAGAGGCGTTCAAGGAGCAGTCTGCGACCGCCCAGGCGGCAGGCAAGTTCATTGCTGGAATCTCTGCCTTGGTCAGACCGTCTGTCACATATGCTTTCGTGATCTGCTATTTCCTAGTCAAGTTTGCGTCATACCTGATGGCGCTGGAGCAGGGTGGGGAATGGAAGGATGTGATCATCCGTCTCTGGACGCAGGATGACGCCACGATCATGTTTATGCTGATCTCGTTCTGGTTCGTATCCCGGACGGTCGACCGATACAACGGCAAGGCATGACTCAGAAAGCACTGGACATCGCAGCTGCGCTCTGCCGTCATTTCGAGGGGCTTGTCCTGCATCCATACCTTTGCAGCGCGGGGATTTGGACTATCGGGTATGGAACGGTCTTTAAGCCTGACGGAACGAAGGTTTTGCCGACCGACCCTCCGATCACGAAAGAGACCGCAGAGGACTGGCTGATGAGTGAGTTGAGATCGAACTATATGGCCGGTGTTTTGAGAGCGTCTCCGGGCCTTCTGGCGCATCCTGAGGCACTCGGGGCGCTGTCGAGCTTTTCATACAACCTGGGAGTGCCAAGATACAGGGCCAGCACACTCAGGCGGCGGGTTGATGAAGGCGATTTCGAGCAGGCGCGGGTCGAGATCATGCGATGGACTCGAGGTGGTGGTCGTGTCCTGCCGGGGCTGGTGAGGCGCAGGAAAGCAGAAGCTGAATTTTTGAGGGCAGGAAATGGCTGACGAAGCAGATAAAGCAGATGAGATGATCGAGCGCCAGATGGCTGCTGCGATCAAGGCAATTCAGGGAAATACGCGGATGAGACCAATCGGGCTTTGCTACTTCTGCCAGTCCGAGGTCGAGGGTGATGCGAGGTTCTGTGATAAGGATTGCCTTGCAGACTGGCAAAAAGAGCAAGACTGCAAGGCGCGGAACGGCGATTAGGGTAGTCGTTCGTCCTGAAGTCTGCCGGGGCGATTCCAGAGCATCATCGTCTGGCGACGGGCGTCAGGCCGGTTAAACCGATCCTTGTGGTATTCCTTCCCATCAGGGCCTACAAACAAGTCCTTGTTGGTGTAGTGCGGCAGGTAAGGAACGCACTTCACAACGAATACCGAGTACGGGAAAGTCTCGCACTCCAAGCTCTGCTCTTTCTTCATTTCTCCTCCGCGAGAATGGTCAAAACGATGATGGACAGCAGGAACAGCAGAAACACCGCTGCATCCTGCGAGTGAATATGCTCGACGGATCGAGCGATGTCGAGTTTCTGGATCACTTGCACTCCTGATCGTAAATACCCTTGAAGTCGGGCCACTGCTTCGACTTGACTGCCTCGCAATACTCCGCGAGTTGCCGGTCGAGTTCTTTTGAATCCTCGTGCCCCATGAAAGCAAAGGCCGCGAGAGCAAAGGTTGCAACTGCTGCGATTTTCATTTCCATTCTTCCTCCGTGTTGTGGAGTCCTGATCATACCTACGAATAGGCAAAAAAAACCCCACGAGTTGTGGGGTCAAGGCTCATGGCTGATGAGCAGGGGAGGAAACAAGGGAATTCTACATCAAAATGGCACATCCAGCGAATCATCAAACGGATCAGGCTCGATGTTCTTCTGCGCCGGTTTCTGGGCCTCTCTCGGGCGCTCCTGTCCATCGGGCTTGCCGCCGAGCATCTTCATCTCGTTGGCGCGAATGGTGTAGGAAACGCGCTCTATGCCGTCCTTGTCGGTGTACTTCTGCGATGTCAGCTTCCCAGAGACATACACAAGCGATCCCTTCTTCAGGTACTGACCGCACACTTCTGCAAGCCTACCGAACACGGCAATCCTGTGCCATTCGGTCGAATCCCGTTTTTCGCCGCTGGCCTTGTCCACCCATTTTTCTGTGGTGGCAATGCTGAAATTGCAGACGGTGTCGCCGCTGGGTAAATACTTTGTGTCAGGATCTTGCCCGAGATGGCCGATGATTTGAATGTGGTTAAGCATTTTGTTTCCTTTCAGGCAAATAAGCCTTGTTGTGTAAGCATTGCTTCTTCGATGTTCTGGCAGGCTAGATCAAAGTACTGCGGCTTGAGTTCTGTCCCGACAAACCTTCTCCCCATCTTGACGGCACAGTATCCTTCGCTCCCGATCCCGGTGAATGGTGAGAAAACAAGATCGCCCGGATTCGTCCAGAGATGAATGCACCGCTCGATCACATCAAGCTGCAACGGGCACATGTGCTTTTCGTCGTTCTCATCACGGGCCGGGAGTTTGTTTAAGGTTCGCCCTTGGTCAATGTCATCCCAGATCGGGCTAGCGTACTTTTGCCACATTGCGACAGGAAGATCGTCTCCATGCGTTACACGGACTTCGGCATCTCCTGGTTTCCTCATGGTCACAACGTAGTCGGGTAGACCCATTCGAGACATGCTTGCGTTTTCACGGATTGTCTTGTGAAGCAGTCCAAGTGCCTTAGTCCTTTGCATTGCCACTACTGGGTCTTTCCAGATGCACACTTCGGAGTGATAGATAAACCCTACTTCTTGAAACGCCCTGATAAGGTCTCCTCGGAAATCACGCAGCCCGATGAATCCTTGGCGCATCTTTGTGGTCGGAAGGTTCATGCAATGGAAACTGACATTGCGCCCCGGCTTGATGATCCTGAACAGTTCTGATATCAAGAACCTAAGCTGCGCGACAAATTCTGCATCATCCTTGCAGTTCCCCATGTCGTGGTCACTGTTTGAGTAAACAAACAGATCGGCAAACGGAGGGGAAAAGACAGAGTAATCAATGCTGTTGTCCTCCATGCGCCGAGTCCACTTGACGCAATCCCCAAGATGAACCGTGAACGACTCCCCAGAGAATGTGTCCTCTCGATACTCGTCGGTGATCTTTTTTTGCCCTGACAATTCATGGTTCATGATGTCTTTCATATGCTCAATCATGTTAGCGCTCATCTCCTGATGTTGTGATTCCTTGCGTTTCAGATTCAAAAGAATCTGCCCCTCGTTTTCTGCTGTGAAGATGTGAACCTGTACGCTGCGCTTTTGTCCGAACCGGTGGCACCTGCGGACAGCCTGATAGAACTTCTCAAAAGAATCATCTAGGCCGACAAATGCCATTCTCGCGCAGTGCTGCCAATTCATCCCAAACCCGCAAATTTTTGGTTTGCTGATCAGGACTCTAAGGTCTCCACGGCTAAATGCCATCATCTGCTCGGCCTTGTATTCTGCACTGTCTGACCCTTGCACATTGACAGATCCGGGTATCAGGCTTTGCAATAGCTCCGCTTCGTCGTTCAGATGACACCATATCAGCCACGGCCCAGATGATTCAGTGTTTACGACTTCAGCGAGCGCCTTGCATCTGGCTTCTATGCTTGCCCTTTGTGCTTGCCTGCGCTCCGTCATGGTTTGCGCTGGACGGCTGAAAAGATCGTTTCCAAGCGATTCCGATTCAATGACATGCTCAATATACTGAGGCTCCGGGAGAATGTATCGAGAGCCATCGAACCCGATATCAGACGGGTTTCTAAGTACTACAGCCCATGTGCCCATCCACTCCCAGAATTTAGACGCTCCCCATCCCTTGAGCCTCCATGTCCCAGTGTCGCCTGTGTCATTTACAAAGTAAGTTGCAAGCATTTCTGTCCGTGACATCACCCCGAGGAATTCGCATTGATTCCCAAGTTCCTCAAAGTCATTTGGGCTTGGTGTGGCCGTGCAACTGAGCCTGTAAGGTATACCCTGCGCCGCGCTTATGATCCTTGTGCGCGTTTTGCCGTCATGTGCCTTGAGTATGCTGGATTCATCAAGCACGATCCCGTGCAGCGAATCAAAGTCAATTGAATCCATGCGCTCATAGTTGGTGATCCATACCCCAGATGAATCCGGCGACCCTCCATGCGGGACTCGCTTTACCTCGACGCCAAAGGTTTTTCCTTGGTCGATAGTCTGCTCGGAGACCGCCAAAGGAGCAAGTATCAAAACAGGCCCCTTCGCATGAGATGCCACTTCATCTGCCCATGACAATTGCATAAGGGTTTTTCCGAGTCCGGTATCAGCGAAAATGGCTGCTCTGCCACGGCGCACAGCCCAAGAAACAATCGCATGTTGGAAATCAAAAAGATTGGGATTGAGGTCTCCTGGCTTGTGACCAGTGGCTACCTCATGCCGTCTTTTGGAAGCAACAAACTGATCGTAGTCCATGTCATTCCTTGATAAATGCGCCCGACGGCGACATCTTGCCCTTGCGATCCTTGATCTCGTTGTAAGCAGATTCAAGGCAGTCAACGATTCCGATTTTTCTGGTGGCGCAGTAGTTGATCAGGCACACCAACACATCCCCGACCGCATCCTGAATCGCCGCTTCGTCATTCTTGATCTCGGCATCCGCGAGTTCGCCCATCTCGCTCACGGCCTTGAGCAGCTGAGTGTAAGCCCTTGGGTTATCAAATATCCCGCGCTCCTTGGCCCATGCGATCACCAAGAATTCAAGCTCCTCGAAACACATAACTGGCTTGGTCATTTTTTTCCTTTCAGTGTGTAGGCAGCAATCATCTTGCCCGTTTTGGTTCTGGTCATATTGGTTTCGATCTGTAGGCCCATGTCCCGGAGTTCGCTGACGCGAGCTGCGAGTCTGAGGCATCCGCACCCTTTGAGCGCATCAAGGGCTGTGATCGGTCGTTTCTTCATCGCAGACATGATCCATTCGTTCTGGGTCATTTCATCCTCTCCTCGATCTTGGATTGCATCTTTGTAACGGTCTCAAGGAATGCGGATACCTCCGTCTCGATCTGCTTGATCAGCTTGTCATCCCGACTGACCCTGACCACAAACATCTGGATCTTGCTCGGGAGTCGAGGGTCGAACGAAACGAAATCGCACCAAGATCGCTCGGTGCAGGCCATCTGGAATTGCATCTGCCTCATGTACTCCGGTGGCGCAATCCCTGCGATAAGGTATTCCAGGTGCGTCCTCGATTCTGGGCACTTGATCTCGATCAGACCGTCATCGCCTACCAGACCGTCCGGGCTGGCCCCGCACATCGGGATAAAGGGGTGGTTGATGAACCCGACCTGCTGGACAATCACGCAGTTCTCGGCCTCATACGATGACCTTGCGAACGGCTCCGTCTCAGTCCCCCACTTCATTGAGGCTGTAGTGAACATCTCGGTAGGTCTGCCGGTTAGCCTTTCGGTGATCAGTTGCACCCGATAATTCGCACGGCTGGCCGGTTCATCCCCGGTTTTTAGCTTCGCCATGACATCGTTAATCCTCGATGCCGTGACCCTGCCTAGTCTGGCTTCATGCCATTCAGTTGACCCTTGCTCCATTTTTGTCCCTTCCTGTGATTTGATCAATCGCTGCGCCGTAGCCCTCAACGAAACCGATCCTGAACACCGTCAGGACGATCGGTATCAGGTTCTCTGCCAACTCCCTCACCCGCTCGTCCTTGATGTCCGGGATTGTCATGCGGAACCGCTCGACGAACTCCTGTTCTTTCGGCGTCATCATGTTCCAGCCTCCACGACCTGAGATGCAACCTTCTTCAGTTTCGCTCCGTGCGCGATCCAGAAATGCTTCTTCTCGGGGCTGTTCGGAATTTCCTTGAACGCCTTTTCTAGATGCTCCTGCCCCATCTCTGCGGCCATCTGAAGCATGGCGAAATGCTCGTTGTAGAACGCATCCGATTCCTCGGTGGCCGAGTTCTGGACAACAGACTCAGGGTTGCGCGAGTTGGTGAAATCCTCGATACCCTTGCCTTCCATCTCTTCCGCAGTCGGCTGCGATCCGATCTCAGGGAATGCCATACGCAGGGCTTGCGCTTGGGCACACTTGGCAAGTTGGCCATACGGACGTTTTGCCCACATCGCGTTCGGCGCAATGCTTTTGTCCTTGCCGCCCTTGACCGCATAATTCTCTTTCCAGCGCTCGACCGCTGTGAATTCGGCAATGAACCCATCCGCGATCTTCCGCTTGGCCGTGACCTTGCACCATGCAGGATATGTGATCGAGACCCCGCCAATCGACTCGCTGACATCTGGGCCGAACTCCGGCTCGGTGATCCCGGCATACTCGCCAGACCTTGCCGCCTGAACGCGATACATCCCGATTCCGGGCATCACGACATCGCGCATTGCACCGGCCCTTGAGTCCCACATGGGGACGATATGCACGGGCTTCTGCATCGGGTCAAGTCCTGCTGCCTTGCAATACCCCAAGACCATCCTGATCGACTCAATAGAGCCACCTGGATACAGGCTAGACTGCAATACGGCCAGCAGCTTTGCCTCGTCAACTACCGCAACTTCGTTCATGGTTCCTCCTGTGTTGAAAGCGCCACCGTATCACGGATTTGAATCCGGAAACGAATACCCGTCTATTCCGTGTGGGTATTGCGCCACAGGCATTGCAATCCTGTAATCTGGGAGTTCTTACAACAACGGAGGAATTGAAATGAATCACGGTGACATGACAATCATCGTCAGGATGCAAGTTGGCAGGAACGCGGTGGAAATAGAAAAGGTTATTTCTGCCTGTGCCACCGAAGAGGATGTGTTCGTTAATTTTGTTTTCCGGGACATGGTTGCACAAGTGAAACAAGCCGCAATCGCAAAAGCGGGGGGCCGGACATGAACACCGACCACGTTGTGATGAACGCCAAGACAAACGAGTTCGAGTGCCTGCACTGCGGGAGCACTTACAAGCCGACAATGCCAGCGCCGGTGTCGCTTTTCGTTAAGATGACTCGCGAGTTCAGTAGGATTCACAAGCATTGCAAGCGCTCAATCGTCATTGAAAAAACAGAAGGAGAGAAGGCATGAGCACCATCCCAGAAATCTGCATGGAATACACGGCGGTCTTCCACACAATGAAACTTGAGACGTTTATCGCGTTTGGAGTTGGTTTGGTGCTGGGCATGGTCGTGGCGGTGTTGCTTGGCACAGATGGCAAGCCGAAGGGGTGCGAGAAATGACAGACCTTGAGACAGAAATTGTGCGACAGATACATGAACTGTCGAAAGAGTTAATTGCATTGCGCGAACGCGTGGCAGTTCTGGAAGCCACTTCGATTCGGTGCAATCAGGAGGGGCTGCCCGTAGAAACGCTTGGTTTTCGTCCGTGTGTCAGCGTCGCTACCGGCAACCCAGATTGGTACAAGCACAGTAAGCAGATTGCGGAAACAATTCGAGCAAGGGGGAACGAATGACACGCGACGACATCACCCGCATGGCGCGGGAGGCGGGTCTGTACAGCGGAACCCCGCGCACTCCAAGCACCGGACGCATGATCGAAAAACGACTTGAACGCTTCGCCGCCCTTGTTGCCGCAGCCGAGCGTGAGAAACACAGGTATGACATCCACTCATGCGGCCCTACCTGCGAGCGGTATGCCTGTATTGCTACGCGTGAGGCAGTGAAGGCAGAGCGTGAGGCTTGCGCCAAGATTGTACAATCTTTTGATCCATATAGTCGATGGAGTACTCTGTGCAACCACATTGCGGACATTATCCGAGCGCGGGGGCAGGCATGACCCGCGATCAATTTGAATCAGTGCTTGCCGACAAAGGAATTGCGTATATTGACGACACAACCTGGCGAGTGGCTCAGGTTGCGGCTGACGCACGGAAGGGTGAAATTGAGCGCATACTGCTTAGGTTGCATCACATGGCGGGTGGGCGGCACAATTTTTACAAAGTGGCTGTCCATGTAATTCAGGATGAACTTAATAAACCACACAAAGCAAATGTTCTTTGACGGCATCGGTGGTGCAAAGTTAAAAAAAGGGGAAGAAATGACACGAGACGACATCACCCGCATGGCGCGGGAGGCGGGGTTTGTTGGATTTGATGGGGACAACGGTTCTTTGCGCCGCTTTGCCGCCCTTGTCGCTGAGGCCGAGCGCGAGGCGTGTGCGAAGTTGACCGATGCAGAGGCTGATTGGTGGCCGGGAAATAGCCACGGATTGTACGCGAGCAGAAACATCGCAGCCGCCATTCGGGGAAGGGGAGAAAAATGAGCGACGAACAGTTAATAGATGCAGTTGCGACCCTTTGGGTTGAAAACGGAGGGGATACAGAAGGCATCCAATGGTGCTGGCGAAAAATCTCAGAGGCAGTTGAAGCCAAAATCAAGGAGAAGAACACATGAACGACGACCTCGACGAAACACCAGGGCCGCCAAGCGAACCCGAGGATGCAGGTATCTGTGACAAGTGCGGAGGAGCGGATTACCAGCGGTGGGGCGGGTGCCCGTGCAGGGAGGCGACATGATCTGCCAGCACTGCAATTCGCGCATGGCCGTGCTGCAGACGCGCACCTTCACCGACGAGGCCCGAGGCTTTGTCTACATCGAGCGCAGACGGCAGTGCGCGTGCGGCCGCAGGGAAACGACCATCGAGCTGCCGAAAGAGAAGTTCTCTGAACTGATTTATCAACCGGAGGAAATATGAAACTGAAGATCGCCGCTGTAACCCTGCTTTTCCCAGTGTCCGTCATGGCTGAATTCTTTGACGGCAATCAACTTTTGGCCCGGATGAATGGAACCGCGATTGATCAGGCAATCGCCACCGGATATGTCATGGGAGTGTTTGACGCGCATCAAAATGTGTCGCACTGCGCCCCGGATCGAATTGTAAGCACAGACCTTGTGAACGGCATGAAGCTTTACCTAGAGCATTCATCGACGCGGAACATGCTTGCCAGCGCGGATATGCTTCTGAGCGCCGCTTTCGAGGCGATGTGGCCGTGCAATTCCAAGTCTAGGATATAGGCTTTCTGATCGGGGAATACGGCTCTGTGGGCTGGTATTCCTCTTTCTTCTTCACCGAGTCATGGCAGCGCTTGCACAGCGGTTGCCAGTTCCCCGAGTCCCAGAAAAGACGCATATCACCTTTGTGTGGGATGATGTGATCGACCACATCGGCTCGGTTCAGAATCCCGTCTTTCGCACAGTACGCGCAGAGCGGATGCTTCGACAGGAAAGCTTCTCTAGCGGCCCTCCACCGTCCGTCATAGCCTCTGCTGCTCGACGACCCGCTCGGACGCCATGACGGGCTTGGTATGGCCTTTCTGGACGGTAGAGCGCTAAGTCTAGGCTTTAGCGTTTTCATTTCGCAGTGCCCAAGCCTTGATCTCGGCACATTCGGATCTGATCGTGGCGCAGAGGAGACTGATTTCTAGGTTGTCGTGCTTCCCGCAGTCGCGCATGGCGATGTTTAGGTCACGGACGGCATTGTTGATGTTGCAAAGGTTTTCGGCTGGATTCATAGGTAATGCCGGTCTATTCCCGGCTGTCAGAAGTTGTGTACAACGCCGAATCTCGCGTCACTCCGCATTGGAGTCTACCGCAAGGATCTGCACCTTGACCATACCCTTGACCTCGTCCTCAAATTTGAACGTAGGCAGAAAAAGCCGGTCATTGACATTGATCGCGGCGGCAAGCCCGTCGAGCAGGTATTTTGCGCTGGCGACCATATTGTCCGAGTCCCGGTGTCGTCTGTCTGGGGGGTAAAAGATCACGTCGAGCTTGATTCTTGATGTCGGGTTCGCTTGGATATGTTCGATGGCAGAATCCAGCTTCGCTGAGACCGCCAGCAGGTAGCAGGACTCCTTGTACTTCTTGGCAGCTTTTGCTCTTACCGCCCAGTGAATCCTCGCGTTCGGGCTGAGTTGAGACGGGGGCCACGGGAAAGATATCTCGGTCAATTTTTGCTCACTTTCAAGATTTCGTTTTCGATCATGTGTTGCATCGTCTTTATGTACGCCTGATCCCACATCTCGCGCCGCTCGTCTCGGGTCATTGTCGATCCCTGATCCAGCGCCGAATGGCAACGGTAGCACAACGCGGACACCAGGGCATCGGACACCTTGATGCCCATACCTTTACCCTGGTTCCGGTGCGCGGCCACCACAGTGCCATCCTGAGTCCCACAATGGGCGCATGGACACTGCCGGACAGCCTCAAGCAGCTTCTTTGACCGAAAGATAGGCATTGATCCTTGCTCCAATCCACCGCACAACCGGCACCGCCCAGCTGTTGCCGAGCGCCTTGTACCTCGGGCCTTCTGGGCACTGATCGGGGGGCTTGCCGCGCCAAGGGATTGCTGTGTACACGCGAGGGAATCCCTGCAAACATTCAGCCTCGTCCGGGGTCAATCTTCGCCATGCGTCACCGTGTTGGATACAGACGAATCCATCTGCACGACTGTATTCATGCGCTGTAGTTTGAAGGCATGGATGCGTTGTCCCCTGCTGATACGGGTCTGAATCCCGGCGCACGCCGTCGAACTCAAAAAGAACCTTGGCGGGATCGAACCCGTCTCGAGCACTTGCGACAACGAACACACGGCGGCGTCGTTGGGCCAGGCCGAAATATTGGGCGTCGAGGACTCGCCACGCGACTGCTCTTTCGGGGCCAAACACACAACCAGCGTCCGTCCATTTGTCCCCTGGCGGGATGATCGGATCATCTTCGCCGGCAAGTCCTGCAAGAAAGCACCCGAAGGCGTTGTCCTTTGTGCTGAGAACTCCTGGCACGTTCTCCCAGAAGATGATGGCGGGCTGATCGCCTCGCTCGCGTCGAACAGTGTCAATTGCATTGGCGATCTCGCAGAAGGTCAGGGAAAGATTGCCGCGAGCATCGTCAAGCGACTTACGCAACCCGGCTACGGAAAAAGCTTGGCATGGCGTGCCACCGCAAAACACGTCCGGCGCTTCGACCTCACCAGACAAAATGCGCTCCGGCAGTTTGGCCATATCGCCAAGGTTCGGCACATCTGGATAGTGGTGTTTCAGCACCGCAGAAGGAAACGGTTCGATCTCCGACAGCCATGCTGCTCTCCATCCGAGTGGATGCCACGCCACGCTTGCGGCCTCGATTCCGCTGCATACTGATCCGAATTTCATATCTCCACCCCGTTTTGTATAGCGAACGCTTGGAGGAACTCGATCAGTTCCGTCATCTCGTTTTTTGTCATCCTGCTGGTCGACGTGCCGAGAACGACGAAGTTACCGTCGATTCCGGGCACGACATCCTGTTTTTTGAGCGCTGCAGTTGCCATAATCTTCCACGACTCAGGCGGCAGCTTTCTCCCGTGCCAGATTACGTTGCGTGAGATTTCGTTGAGCAAGCTCCACATGAGCGCATTTTGCTCTATTGACCTCGGCGCGGCCTTGACATCGACCTTGTAACCCTCTGGAGCGTTCCTGACATACTCGATGGCCCTGCGCCGTGCTTCGTCGTGGACTAGGTAGAAGATCACTTTCCCTCCTTCACTTTTTTCTTGACTATCGCGGCGACTTCATCTCTCGCCTGAGTTCCGGCGTGCTTCTCGATGATCCAAAGCATTGTCCTTGCGCCGATTCGATTCGGATAGGTTGACATTACGATCCGCACTTGGCAATCCCGGCATCCCATGTGGTACAGGCCGCATATCGGGTTCTTGCTGTGCGCGATACAGCTCTCACAGGTCGTCTGCGAATCGGTCAACGATTCTTGGGTCATGTATGAGTTTCCTGTCTACGAAAGACATCGGCAATCCTCTCGCGGTGTCCACGAACTGATGGCTGTCGGAATCAATCCACATCTTGAACCACTCTGAGTGGTCTCCGTTTCTCTGCTTGGTGTTCATGAGAAGACAGTCTGGGTCTGTCTCGGCGACAGGCTGTCCGTTGTGCCTCTGGTTCTCTTTCTTCCGGTTGCGCCAGACCATGAATACATTGTCCACCTGATCGGTGATCGCCCCAGACCCCTTCACCGCATTCTGATCGGGCGGCGTCTCGGAAGAGTCCTGCTTGCGAATGTGATGCACAAGGTGAATATGGATGTTGTGATCACGCGCCAAGGCCGTAATCTCATCCACAAAGTCTTTTTGACCATTGAAATCATCCTCCCCCCGCACACACTTCATAAGGCTGTCAATGAAAACATGCTTCACCCCAAGTTTCAACGCGGAGTATCTCGAAACCGATATAACCTGATCCGGGGTCACGGTTCCCTGCTGGTCATAGAACCACAAGCGATCGTTGGTAAACACCTTCATCTGCCCTAGCAGAATCCGCGCCTGTTCGATCCGCTCCCGCTCTGGTAGGTTGTCAAGTGACATCCCCGCAAACTGTCTCAGCATCCGCGTTATCGACCGCTTAGGCTTCATCTCAAACGAGGCAATCATCACCCGCTCGCGTTGTTGAATGAGTCCAAGCGCAATCTGGCCCGTGATAAGGCTCTTCCCAGAATTGTTGGAACCGGCGTAGATCGTGACCTCGCCATCCCGAAAAGCAAAGTATTCTTTCGTCGAGTTCCAAGGCAAGAGTGTGTGCCGCTCGACCCGCTTATTGGTGATGTCATCTGCAATTTCATCAAGCCACAATCCGGCAGGCTTGACGTGCTGCTGCGCGTCTGTGGCCTTAAGATATGCCTTT